TAAAGCATCCCCTTTTTCATCCGCCCATTTGTACTCTATTGTCCCATTGTCTTTTTTAAACTTACGAGGTAATGTCCACTCGCCATTAACTCGCTTCTCTATACCTTGTCTAAAAGTTGGATGTTTAGATAAATATGTTGTGGTATAATTAGATAATAATACTTCTTTTTTGTCCGTTAAGAACTGAGCATAACCGCCAGGATAGTTGTTTATGTACTTTTTAAAGTCTTTGTACATATCTTCCTGCATTTCCATACGTAATGTTTCAACAAATGGAGTCACAGTTCTGTTTTTACTGATCTCTTCATCGTATCGTTTCATTGCGAACGAAATATTACGCTTCATTTTATCGTTTAGGGTCTCATTAATGGGTTTTCCATCAATTTCAATAGTAAGATCTAAAGCTTCAGTAAACTTTGGAAATAAACGCTTATTTTGCTCCGCAGCCTGCTCCTCTAAATCTAATAGGTCATCTGCTTCTTCTTCAGACATAAAATCTTCATCGAAGTTCATTCCGTCATCGCCTTCTGTTTTGTTTGAATCAATCTCCACTTTGAACCCAGCGCCTCCTTGTTCTTGTGTAGATTCAATACCAAGTTCTTTTGCTAATGAATTAGCTCTAAGATTTAAACGACTACTAATAAACTGATCTAACGTTTGTTTTTCAGGATTAAACTCATTAGTAATCATAGTGGCTGCCATTCCAATTAAAGCCTCTTTATATTCTTGCCTTGACAACATCTCCTTATTATCAAGTGGTATAGGATCATAAAGTCTTTTTGTAATAGTTTCTACGATTCCACCAAGTTCTTGCCCTAATGCTGACGATGTTAACGACGATGTATAATTACCCGATGGTGTCTTAGATAGCGTTTCATTAACCATTTTTTTAGCATCCCCTTCAAATTTATCGAACATTGTTTGAAGACCTTTAGATTCCATAGTAGCACTTCTTCCAACATTTTTTGCATCTCTTGCGCTTAAAGTGTTTGTTGACGACAAATTAGCGGCATCAAATTTACCTTCAACAAATGATTTTAATTTTATATTTGCGCTACCCTTCTTTCCATATTCTTTAACATAATCATTAACAAAATCAAACACATCTTCGCCTGTTTTAAACTGATATATCTGTTTGCCTTGTAGTTTTGAAAATGTATTATTAAAAAACGCTAATAACTTTTTCCACAACGTATCATTTTTTGATATTGTGCCAGCTTTGATCTCTTCTGACAATAACGTTATTACTTCCTCGTATATATCATCGTTTGATTTTGATGGATCTTCTGCGTATTGGTTTAATCTATATATTAGTTTTTTATATGAATCATTAGGTTTTAATGGTTTAAATTCATTGGTTATCGAATCGTACTGGATTCCCATATAGTCTAATAATGCGCCGCCCATATTAGGCATTGACGATGCTGCATCAACCATTACACCGTGTAAAACTTCATGTAATCCAGTAGTGGTCATGCGATCAAGTTGCGCTTTTGATTTATTTACAAAAACATAATTTGTTCCGTTTGCTGTTTGGAACTTACCGTATCCTCCTCTTTGTACCCAATTAACAAATTCGTTTTGTAATTTGTTATTTAACTCCTGATCTCTCATTTTGCTATTTGGATCAAGAGCTTTATTAGTCATGTATTTATCAAATAGCTCCTCAGCCTCTTTTACTTCCTCTGGTTTTGCACCTTCTTCTACAGTGTTAAAACCTTTTGCTCTTAATATTGAGTTTACAACAGCTTGTTTTTCTCTAAACTGAGAATAAACCTTAAAGGCTTCAATTACCTCTTCATTATTGCTTTTGTCAAAACTAATAACTCTTAATTTATCACCAAAATATGTAGAACTAAACTTTTCACCAGAACGTATGTCATCAGCTATAGCTTCTTTAACGCTAAGTTCCATCATTTTTGATTTTATGCTTAACATTTCTGGCTCATAAGCCTTAACTAATTCAGGCTCAAGTCCTTCTGTCTTTTTGTCTAATTTACGTTTTTGTATCATTAGATCCATTAGCTCTTCCTTGCCTTCGTTAGTATATCCTTTAGGTATTTTACCCATAGTATATTCTGCGTCTGTAACGTAGTCTAATTCTCTGTCTAAATCTTGCTTAGATATTTCGCCGTTTTCAAATCTTTGTTTAAGATCGTTTTTTAACGACTCCATATATTTAGCTTGGAAGTTTATATTGCCTAAATACCCGCTTTGAGCATTTGTTATTGTTGCTATCTTACGTACACTACCTTTAACCTCTGTTGTAAGCTGTCTCGCTGTTATTCCCGCTCCTGGTAAAAATATACCGACTAATCCTCCAACTTCTCCACTAGCTTTCATTGCATTAAAGTCTACAAACTTTTTATAATCCCCAAGCTGAATACCCATACTTAATTGGCCTATGCCCTCTTGAGCAAACTCTGTAGCAAACTCCTCGCCCCCTGATGACAATAGTAATTTACCAATAGCTGGAGTTGTTTTAGCTGCTGCTTTAATATCACCTGCTAATATAGATTTTAATAATATACCTGAATTTTGGAACCCTGCGGCTTTGGCGAAGCTGGTCATTACTTTAGATCCACCGACTTTTTCTAAGCCAGCTTGTACAAAAGCAGAAGCAACCTCTACTGCTTCGTTTTCGTATTTACCAGATTTTAGGGCATCGGCAATATTCTTTGTGTTTACTTCAAGCCCGTCTTCAACTAGTCCTTGCTTTATTGTAGACATAAAAGCTTGGTTGTAATTTGTTGCAGCTGTTAACGGCACACCAACATAAGGAATAGCAGCAAGTAGCATTGTGGGAGCGGATTCACCGGTTGCTCTAAGTAAATCTTTAACTTCTATGCCGTCCTCAAAATTTGCAGATTCAAATGCCCCTCTAAATCTTTCAATTCCTTCAGCAGTTTCTATACTACTATTAAGTCCGTCTTCAAAACTTTTTATTTGGTTTTTTCTAAAGTTAATGAATTCTTCACGGGACATTCCTTTAAATGACGACCCTAATCTTGCTTTTTCCGTTTCGCTTAATGGACCTTTATTTTTTGACAATACGTCAATATCCGCTTTAGCTGTATTGTACAGGCTAGCATTCATTTTAGCAGTTAAATTATATCCACCACCCCACATTCCTGTTAATTGCTTAGCGGTTGATTCTGTTATATCTGCAGCGGCATCTAATAATCCATATCCTTTTTCGTAGTTTCTAGCAGCATCTAAAACTTGTAGAAAAGTATCGTCTTTTCTTATAGTTAAATTTGTTTTCTTTTGCCATTCTTCAGAAGTTGCAGCATCATAAGCTTTTAAGCTCTCTACTACTATTGGGTTTGAAAATACCCTATCTTTAAACTCTTTATTGAAATAATCGTTAAGATCTTTATTTGCTTTTGCGACTTCAGACTGTTTAGTTAGATCATATTTCTTTTTTAATTCTTCTGTATAAGCCTTAGTCAGCGGTTCTAATTCTTTATTAACCTTAGATACAACATCAGCAAAGTTCTTATTCTGCATTAAGGCATTATATGTCGCATTACCTGCTGCATCTCTTGATTTTTTAACATCAGCATCTAACTCAAATAAAGATTTATCTTTTGGTATAAACTTTGTTACGTCATCGTATATTTCCTTTTTTGGTATTATTTTGCCTGTTTCTTCATCTTCATCATATAATGCCGATTTTATAGCCTCCGCTTTTTTGTTTTCCTTATATCTTTGTTTAAATTCAGGTGTTGCTATTTTTTGTATTTCTTTTTCTGATGGTATTGGCGATAGAGTCTCCTCAAGTGTCTTTGGCTTAAGAGGATTGATAGGTCTATTCAAAGCAGCAACATTTGCCGCAGAAGCTTTAAACTCATCGTCATAATCAAAATCTGTATTTTCTATATCATCAAGCTCTTGAACTAGTGATCTTTTTTGAGATTTTGCGTAAGCTGTCTCGTCGGTTTTGTTATCATAATAACCTTTATTAGGATCATACCCTGGTTTATATGATTTAGCTGGCTGTTCTTTTTCAAACGCTTTATTCGTTTCACCTAGTGGATTAAACGGATCAAAGCCCGCTTTCGCAGGCTCAGACTTTTTAGTTGTTTTCTTTCTTGGTTTTTGTCTTGTAACGTTACTTAACGCATCGAAGTTATTTTGTTCAGTCATGCTGTACTGTTATTTGATTATTTTAAATATCCAGCGTATATTGCTGCTTCCTCAGGTGTTTTAAATGTTGTAATTCTGCCTTGTTCATCTTCTATTGGCACTCTTCCGGCATCAACAACTACAATTTCAGATCCGTCTTTTCTCCATCTTAAAAACTCACCTTTTTGACCTTTTACCGGTATAGCCATTGTACTTTTAGTTTTTAAAGCATTAACTAGCGTAGGCGATTTTTTGTCCCATATACCTGAAACATTACCTGATCCAGTTGTAGTATTCGCATTAGCGTTCCCTCTATTACCACTTCCGCCACCACCTCTGTTGGCACCCTTCATTTGTTTTTCACGCTCTTTAGCATTATAGCCTTCCATAGAAACTTGAGCCATGCCTTTTGATAATTTTTCTACCGTAAGGTTAAATAATTGCTCAGTATTTTCTGGTTTGAAATATGCTTTGTCTAAGCTCTTATAATCCAATCCAGGGACCATACCGTCAGTCCATAAAGACATTAATGTATTTCTACCGCCTTTAGCTAATTGTTCTTTTATCGATGCCGTAATAAGCTGCTCGTAATGCGGATTTAATGGTTTGCCAGAGTTATACACCTTGTTTGTCATATCAAGTATATTCTGGGCAGTGGAATAATCCTTTAAAGTATAATTAATATATCCTTGTAGTGGTTCTTTTTTCCCGTTGTTATCAAACAATATATTACCAGCTTGATCAACTTCCATACGCATTTTACCAGTGAAAGCATTAGCATATTTGTGTCCACCATCTTCAAGAGCATTAGCTTTTGATACTAACCCGTTCTCGTAATCTGATATAAAAGTGTTCTGAGCTTGTAATAAAGCATTCTTTTGTGTAGCTAAATTGTTTACTGAAGCTAAAACATCGGACATTGTTTGAGCGTGCTCCGAATACTCATAAGAATTTTTTGGAATACGAGAGGCTCTACTCGCCGCGTCAGCGTATCTTCTTCTTTGCTCAATCAAAAAATCTTTAATAGCATTTTGATTAGTAGCAGAATATTCCGTTGTTGCATTACCTGCTTCTATTTTTGTAATAAAGTCTTGAACTTTATTTTCTTCTTGTTGTATAATATCTTTATCTTCCATTTAATAGGTATTTTATTTTTATACTGACATAAAACTTGGGAAACCACCACCGCTGCTTTCCCCCCAAGAACCACCGCTACCAATATCAGCCATACCGCTCATTCCTGCAGCAGCACCCATCATTTGTCCAACACCGCCAAGTATAGATTGTGTAGCTTGTTGTCTGGCTTGATTTGCTGCCGCTAATCTAGATCCAGCCATACCTAATAATGCTTGTGTTTTTTCTGTTTGTTTATCTCTCGCTGTATACTCTCCAGCAATTTCTTGCTGCGTTAGTTGATTAGCCATTTGCTTTTGCATTAATTGGTTTTGTCTTTCTTGTGTACCAATTGACGCAGCTGCCTTCATTACGTTTATAGAATTTTGCCCTGCCATTGCTTGGGCTAAAGCAGCAATACCAGACCCACCAGCGGCTCCAGACATCTCATTCATAGTATTAGCCATTCCTTGATTTTGTTGCTCAGCGACGAATTCTGCTTCTTGAGTATTAACAGTTAGATCATCATATACATTTTCTATATTCTTGTACAAGTTAGACGTGTCTATATTTTCCAATGCGCTTTTGTGTCTATTGAATTCCGCTTGAGCCGCTCTCTGCTCTCTTTTTCTTTTTCCGCTACCTATTATTCCGGAAGCTATGTTAGCCACTCCGCTAACGCCTCCTAATATTGCTCCAAACATATTGTATATATTTTTATTAATTAATAATTACGTGTTATTTACTACTCTCAAAGACTTCAGATCCAATAGAAAACAATTCAGCTTTTGTTGTGGAATCATTCCTAAATTGGACCTCAGCATAGTATCCTTTTAATGAGCCTATACTTACTATAGGAGAACTCTGATAAAATATAAAATCGCTATTATCAGGCGGTGTAGTGCCAGGTATAAGGTCGATGTAAATGATATTAAGTTCATAATCTATATTTGTTATTGTGCCGAGTTCTATAGCTGCTCCTGAAGTGGAGTCTAAATACCATGCTACATCACCTATCTGTGTAGATACCGGTAAATTTGGGTTAAATGTAATTTCTATTATTGGCATAATTTATGTTTAAGGTGTTGGTAAAATGATTTCTACATCTCCTGTTGTTGTGGCTGAACCGCTTAACATAAAGAATGGTGATGTTATTTCGTTTGGAGCTACTACTAATGATATTGGGTTGTCACTACAATCCGTATAGTCAACAGATCCTCCAATTGGTCCAGCTTCTGCATTAACTTCAACACACACAGGGGCAAGTGTTTCTTCTTGTATGATATTGTCAAGATTCAATACAAATTCTATACTCTCAGATCCATAACTAATTATACGGAATGTTAATAGTATATCCACAGTTAGTCCATCTTCACTTAAGCTCATTGCACCACCTAGTTCGGTTATATTATCATTATTTGATCTAAATTGAAGCAAATAGCCTTCAGGCAGGGTCACAGGTTCGCTGACCGTCACATTTGTAGAATCAACAATATCAACGACGCTTATTGTAGAACTAACAGTTCCAAAGTTAATAAGCATACCTTCAGCTAAATCAGATGTATCTTCAACCTCAATATTAGTAGAGTTATCACTGCTGCTAGTTAATTCAAGAGCATATATTTTCAAATTTGTAAAATCAGATTCTTCTATATCTCTAATTATTTCCAGTGCAGCTCCTGTCGTTGATGTTATATTCCAGTTTACATTTATAAACGCTTGTCCGCTATATGAAATTGGTATTGAGTATGCTTCGTATGTGCTTGACACTTCAGAGTATCCCTCTAATCCAGTACCTATAGCATCAACACTTATTGTAACCGGTAAATATTGCGTTATTATAAAAGATGAAGATTGACCAGTTGCTGTATCAAATGTATTGGCTAGATCTCCTGTAAATACAAATTCATTTTCGGTCTGTTCCGTTACAGCAGGCAAATATGCTACGTAAATGTAGCTATTAGTTTCTAATGTAAAATTGTCTAGTAACAATTCTGAAGACGTGCCATCAAATCTTTCAAGAGAAAACGTAGCACCTGGGTTACCATATATTGTTATAGCAACGTGGACACCCGCTGATGGAGCTGTATTCCTTGGAGACGTATATGCCGTAACCACTTGTTCTTCAACGAATATTTCTACAGCATTGTTGTATATTATAAGATCGTTCTCTCCAACGGATGGGTTATAATCCTCCGCTGGAAACGTGTACGTTATAACACACTGTCTTTCTATATGATTGCCATTTATATCAAATATGTCATCAAACGTAAGACTGTAATTACTATTAGGTAAACGCATATATGGTGTTGGAAAATCAAGTTCCCAGCCAGGATAAGCTTCTGCTGTAAAAGAAAGTACTGTAACGGTTTCTCCAGCAATACCTTCATTATAATAAGACTTAGCCGGATTTGGTGTAAATACTATATTATTTTCATTTTCATTTTGAATCCAAGTGGTAACTGAAAATCTTCTTTCTACAGCAGCTCCTTGTACACATAATAATATGTCAATATTATTAGAAGGCATTTCAAATCCTTCTTCGAATGTCATTATAAGATTAACGTTATTGCCGCTCTGAACAAATTCATAATCGGCTAAACCGTCAGGATATGGTCCCGCTGCTCTATAAAAGTCATTTGCATCTAATGTAAACCCAGGATTTGGTATAAGCGTAAGCGTAACCGTTTGCCTTGTGTCATATATTTCTGTTCCTTCAGTTACAGAAAACGTGAAGTCACTTACAGTGTAATTGTTTATTGTTGGCATATTGTATTTTTTATGGTATACTACAAGTTGTATTTACTCCTACTGTCACAGTATATAATAAATTTTCAGCAACAACATCTGTTGGAGTGCCTATGCTTATTATATTTGTTGGATTACAATTTTTACGTTCGTCTATAGGTTTTATATAGTTGAACCATTTGTTTTCTTTATTTAAGAATTCTTTAACTATACCGCTCTCCATATCGGTTGTTATGTAATTTACATACCACCCGTTTTTTGTTTGATTCATAGCTGTTGGTATAGTTTGATTGGCAACTATTTCCTCTAATGAATATAACTTTGTGTTGTATAAATACTTGTATTTTCTTGACTGTGTTCCAGTATAGTTTAGTGTTTTAAATGACTTAACAGATAATGGATTATCATTGAGTATAGCATTAAAGGATGAGTCATACTGTGTGCCATAGAAATTATTTCTAAGAGGATTTAACCCGTGCTCCCATATTCTTCCATTTTTAAACGTAAAATACGTATTGTTTAATGATATACCAAATTCAGGGATAAAAGACTTTCTAGACGTCCATCCTTCAACACCTTCTGAAAATGATACTGTTGTTTGAGTCTGAGGTTGTATAACCGTATTGCCGCAATCAATGCTAAATATTGTATTTCTGTTTGGCGAAAGTATTGCTTGCCACTGCGAAGATAGCGAAGGTAATGTTACATTATAATTACCCTTGTCTTCATCATAACTACCGTAGATATTTTTGCACAATCTTAAGTTATCAGCGAAGAAATCATTCATTCCTGCTTCAGATATAGGGGTGATGCCATCCATTGATAGTCTAATTATAGCACCTCTATTTTTATCTGAAAAATACACTCTAAAACCATAGCTAGCAAATGATTCTGGGTTTTTGCTTATACCATACTCACCTGCATAAGGCATTGCTTGACCTAACACATTATTGTTCGATGTGACATTAACATTCCCATCCGCATTGTATAATGCATCTTTATTCGATAATATTTTTAAACATTTGTCTTCGCATAATGCTATTAAGTCAGAATCACGCGAATGCAACTTTTGTATTGTCCCATAAACAGGATTAAGATCTTTAGTTATAGCTTCGGCTTGGATAAATTGGTTAAGCCTATTTACTCCTGCAACAGAGTTGAATATCTGTGAAAATATTAATCCAGATCCGCGTCTTTCTTGAGCATAAGGTTCATCTAGTACTGTGGACACTTTAGGTCCTTTGTCTATTGTATAAGCATTGTAGTCGTCTCGTATACGATTGGACTCAACACCATTGCCGTAAGAATAACAATTAAACCAATCTAGCACTATAGTATTACCATGAGTTGCAATATCTAAAGCGTTGGAAGCTTGGTAATAAAGATTCAAGTCTATAGCCTCTTTTGGTTCAGTCTCAAAAATAGCTGGGTTTGTTGATGATAACATTTTATTACCATCAGAAGTTATTTTCTCTAGTAGTTGTATTGAGTATTTGTCAGGAGAAAACTCTTCGCAGGCGCTAGCCGGCATAAATGTGTCTAAGATTGGTTTCTTTAGCTTAAATAACCATGACATTTTTTTATTACCCGTATCACCAACGTTTACAGTACCTGATAAATTGAAACTGGTTTTACCTCTATATGTATGTTCTCCATAAGCTTCTTCTATAACATAAACCTCACTAAGCTCTTCTGTATAATTGTTTTTAAAACGTATACTTGCTCCAGGTATAAGTTTGCAATTAGTCATTGCGTTGTTAGTAAGCCCCATTATTTCAAATCCGTATGTACTTAGTGATTCACCACTTTGTATACCTGACCAGTTAAACCCAAACCATCTAGATCCTTGAAACGGAGTTGAGTAGTTAGTTCTAAATACTTGAGGCAACCAATATCCCATATCTCCCCCACAGGGCCCAGATTCAGTATTCCATCTACTTCTTCTGCCTCCTTCTCCCCTATCTTGCCAGTTAGGACCCCATCTGCTTGATTCGCCAACAAGGTCTCCTACGCTCCAACTCTTAAAACCAAGTTCTCCTATTATGCCGTATCTAGCGTCTTCTTCGCCAAATGAGCTAATTATATTAGTGTCAAATGCAAAGTCTCTGTTAATTTTCACAAAGAATCTACCTTCGAATTCAGGAAGCCTATCTCTTTTATCTGTGTATATTTCTATTCTAACTGTTTGTCCTACTGCTATATCGTCAAGAAAACCTGCGTCACTACCTAATGGTTCAGACAATGTAACGTTATAACTGTTACCGGCTCCCGTTCTACCTCCAGTAGCTATTCTATAGTATCCTGTTGAATTACCACTCTTAACTATTTTTACAAAGTTATCAGATGTAAATCCTCCAGCAAATTGTGGATTGTCCGTAGCTGATGGTCCATTAAAGTTTAAGAATGAATAATCTTGTCCTATTTGTGATATAAGTGATACCTCTGATAAAGCAACAGATCTTTTAAATGTTGATATAAACTCTGGTGCTTCATTTTCTATTGCTAATATCTTGTATCTATCTATACCTTCTGTTGGCACGTCGTTGTCGTGTTGCTTCTTTAATATTAAGTAAGATTCTTCGTCAACTTTGTTTCTCTCTGACGAAGGAAAAGAAAGCCATATATTACCATCCTCTGCAAAATAGAATCTATCCAATGCTAAATTATAATATTCGTTTGATGTTTCTTTTACGAATATTTTATAATGAGTAGCGAAAGAAGGTGGGTTGTTAGTAGGCTTAACAGCAAGTTTATTTACATACTTAGCTGATGCTTTATCTATTTTACAAGATGCGTTCTTACTCGTTATTACAGGAGTCTCTCTACCATAAGGGTCAGCATAAGCAATACCGGCTTGATAAGTTCTTATTGATTTTATTGACGGGTATGGTCTTCTAACTTCTGTATTTTGTGTAGTTTCGTTACCTACACTTATATTACCAGGATGTGTTGTTAATGATTCTGATACAATTAATGAAACTGGCTCACTAACAGTGTAGTTTTGCAAGTAGTTACCATATATAAGTCTGTTGCCAGTTATTTCTTGAGCTTTTGCAACACGCGGTACGTTATCCCAATGTCTAAGTAATTGGTTTGATTCCAACAGAGCTCCAATAACCTCGGATTTTATTTCAAATGTATTTGACGTAGCATCTGCTTTTTTTATAGTGTCAACTACGTAAACAGCATTGCTTTGTGACTCTTTGTAAAGTACATCAACCTCAATAACCTCAGATGATCCAAAAGGAATGTTCTCTATTACAAGTTTACGGATATTGTTAGTCATACCTATATTGTAACCATCCGATGAAATATACTTAAACTCGCTACCTATAAAAGCAACAGTTGTAAATGGCGAAAAGCAAGAATATTCGCCGTCTTTATATTTCCATCTACAAGCAAATCGCGGGAATAAAAATCTAAATAAAGGATCACCTTCATTAACAATAGATTCCCATACGATTGGTGTTACATTACCGGTATCATCAAATGATCTAGTTATATTTGATGATATAGCTTGTATTTTACCTACTATTGTATTTCCAGTAATAGATTCTATAGATACGTTTACTTGGTATTCTAGTGTTTGATCGTAGTCATCAACCATACTTCCTTTAAGTTCTATAACATCGTTAACAGCCCATGCGCTAGCAATTGTGGCTATTGTTAATGTTACTTTACCATTCCATCCAGGTATAGACGAGTCAGCATAATGCGCTAGGTTAGTACCATTGGTAGTTAGCTCAGCCCATTCAGCGTATGTCTCTAATGATTTGTAGTCTTCTGGATTTGTTGTGTCTGGAATGTAGGTAAAGTTAGGCATACCAGTGACCATGTAAGTTATTGGTATAGGAGTTATCCCTGTGCCTGGTATGTTATTTCCAAATTTACTTGCAGACATATTTAATGTAGGCGCAGTTAATGGCGATTTCTTTATAACCGTTATATCTGCTTCTATAAAATCAGCTCCACGTAACTGAGTATGAGTAGTAAAATCAACTGAACCAGCCTTAGCATCTTCAATATTTACTTTCTTCGGCTCTGTTTGATCATCTGTGAAAAATAGTATTCCTTCAATTATATTAACTCCAGTTATTAAATAATCTTCTGAGAATTTTAATATATTATTAGTATCTACAAGTACAGGTCTAACAACGTCAGTTGCCTGATCATATTCGGCTATAGCGCTAACGTTAAGCGACGATATAAACCAATATAGTTTCTCCTCTTGGTCATATCTAATACCACCAATAACTTTTGGGTTGGTTAGTGATGTTATATATTCACTTGTCCAAGCTGTTGTTAAACCAGTTACGTTATTATATGAGCTATTAGCGGTTTCTAGATTTCCTGGTATGTTTTGTATTGTACCAACCCCTGATCCTTCAGATGTTTCAACCTCAATGTTTAAAGCGTCTCTATATTCACCATTTGGAACCAAACGTTCGTCTAGGTCTTTATTCATTTTACCACCCTGGAAGGCACGAACAAGTTCTATCATACTTTAGTGTTTTATTTGTTTAGACTTACCTCTCATTACTTGAGCGATTTCCTCTATTTTAATATTTGATAATCTTATTTTAGCATTTCTTTTTGCTACAGCACGATCTCTTTTAAATCTTGCTACTAAATACTCAGGTGAGTTAGCTCTTGTTGATAGTATAGAATATGCAATATGTAAATACAAAGCTTCCTCTGCAAATTTATGCACAACCATTTCCTCGTCTTTTGCTAATCCATCGCTTACATATTTTAATACTAATACTTTTCCAACCATATTAGAACTGAAATTAATCAACCCTCTAACCTGATCAATATAAAATGTGCCGTTAGCTTGTGCAGTTTCTGGATCCATGCCATATCTGCGTCCAATATTACCATCAGACATTACGTCATTAAAGTTAGCCGCCGATAATAATGAACCATTAGCTGCCGCTCCTTTAAATCTTTTCATTGATTCAGATTCGTTAGCTTCCATTATTTCGCCATTGCTATCAAATAAATATTGGTAATTGTTATCCTGTAATATTGCGCTAGGATTGCTCGTCTTTCTATTAGGATATATAATATGCTCAATACCTGAGTTATCAACCCATGCTACTTTAACATAGTTTACATAGTCTTGAGGTAATACCATACTTAATGTTGGTCCTACCTCAATCTCGTAAGACTTTATTGATGGTAATACGTCGAAGCTAAATTCTTGAATCCCTCGTTGGGCATGGAAAGCTACATCCGTACGTTTTATTTTACTAATAAGTTTGTCCTCACCAACATAAGCAATAATAAAGTTATTGATTATATCTTTTAACGATATAAACTGGTAGCTACCGTAATTTTCATCTAAACTATCCCATGCTCCGTCAGGACCCAAATAGTATTGCTCGTTAGTTTCGTTTAATAATCCCATTTATTATGATTTTTCTTGTTGTGTGTTTCTTACCTCTTCTGCTACAGCTGATTGGTAAACATTATAGTCTTTAATCAATAATCCTGATAGTTCAAGTATCTTTACAACTAACTCAGTTTCCTCTGACGGGTGTAACTCAAAGTTTACAGAGTTTGTAGCGTTGTATAACGGTTCCTCAAATACAATTGTATAAGCCCATTGAACTTTTACAGGTTTCTTTATGTAGTTTAATGTAATAACATTTGTTGTTATTGCGGCGTCTCCATATACTTTTAATCCGTTTAAATCTGAGAAGTAAATAGGACGCGTATTACGAGGCTTTGTTAGCGGAGACGAGTTGATATATAAGAATTCATTTTTGTTTACTCTCTCGGCTTCTATTTGCTCTGTAGACGTAACATTGAATTGATTTGTCGTTTGATAATTAAATATAACAGTACCTACTCTATATAAATCACCTGGTAATGGGAAATATTGAGTCGTACCGTTATAAGTTAATGATGCAGTCTTTTCAAATAAGCTAATTTTCTCATTTAAGATATTTAACATATCTGAATATTCAGTATCGTTACCATGCATTCTACCAAATTGGTTAATATCATAGAAATATTGTTCAAACAAATCAAGTTGTGCTTGATTAGCTAACAAGTTAAATTCCTGAGGTGTAATATAACCTCGTTGCTCTTTGTTTAAAATAGTTAGAACTCTTTGATAAACTGTATCAATACTTACTGCCATTTATTTTATAATTTATAGTTATGGTTTGCTCTAAATAATAAATAGGCCACTTTAAGAAAAGCAGCCTTATTTATTATATATACTAGACTATTTAAGTCTCTTTGTTAAATGATTGTAAACTTCCATTCCTTCATCTGTTTTAAAGTATGCTGCTAAAGCAGAATAAGGATGTTCGTTAAAAGGTACTGTCATAAGCTTTCTACCATTATCTCCAAACGTGAATGTTCTTTGATCTCCTGATAATTTGATAATACCTTGTTCAACCGCTCTTGCTCCGATCGCTCTTAATTCCACATCTTCATCTGTGGCTAATCGAAGGAATAAATCCGGTTTTTTTCTTGCAAATACTAATGCATCTCTTCTTAATTCTTTTGATGTAGCGTTTGCAACCTTGCTTCCGTACTCAACTCTTAAGATAGCTTCCAATATATCAATGTCTAACGCTTGAGCTAAGTTCATTGCTTCTAACTCTAATTCAAACATATCTACGTCATCTTCAGCTTCTTGTACTGCATTGTATTCTTCATACACTTTATCTTTAAATGGGTGGTATAAAGATAATAATTTTTGTAAGGCTACGTCATCTTTTGGTACTCTTAAGATACCATTCCTAAATGCAATTTTACCAAGTGTAACTGTACCGCTTTGTTCATCAACTAACGGAGAGCTCTGGTTTGTTGCATAGCGTAACTCTCTTTGTTTTCTTAAATCTTTGTCAAAATATAATAAAGGTTTAACTTGTGTGTGTCTAGATGGAATAGTATATACTAATGGTTTTTTATTCCCTTTTAATACATAAAGTCTATCTTCATAAGCAAATTCTTCTTCTACTTTTTCTTCAATAAATACTTTTTTTGTAGTTGGTTTAACTACTTGTAGTTGTTCAACAATCTCATCTTGTTCGTTTTCAATGAACATATCATCAGGTTGAACGAATGCTGCTTCTTGAAATTCTTTAACAGCTTTCGCTGCTGGTTTTTTTGCTGTTGCCATATATAATATAATTAAATAATTTTTAAATGTAATAAAAGCAAATAATTACCCCCGAAGTAATTATCGAGGGTAATATTTACTTATGTTTGTTATACAGTTGCTTTTTTCAACATAACAAAGTTGTTAGCTCCTTGTACACATAATGCTCTTTCTGATAAGAAGTGAACATTCATTGCATCCTCGTCGCTAGTGTAGTTTCCACCAACAGATCCAGTGATCCAAGATTTCATTCTACGGTCGTCAGCTTCAGAAGCTCTATAACGTACGTGTAAGAATGGACGTTGGATATTAGTACCTAATTGTTGATCGTAAACTGTAGAAACTCCAGCAGGAACTAAAACTCCTTCTACGTCAGCGAATAATCCACGAGTAGTTGGGTTGTTCAAGTATTTCCAGTCAGTTTTGTAGAAATCGTAAGATCCTCTTCTGAATCCAGAGAAACCTAAGTTAAGCGCCATGTTCTCATTGTTTTCGAATACTCCATAAGAAGTACCGCCAGCACCATAAGAATTTTGGTAAGCTAACATTTTGTCAATACCTAAAGATGTAGCTCTGTTTAAGAACAACATATTCTCTTCAATAGCTCCTTGTTTATCAAGCTCTTGTAAGATAGCATCGAAATCATCTAAACCTGCACCAGCAGCAGCTCCAAAGTCAGCATCAGTATAAACTAATCCACGATCTTCGATAGCATAGAATAAACCTTCAGATCCTGAAACCTCTGTACCAGAAGCAGCTCCTCCGTTGTATCCTGTAGCTTGGTTGAATGGAGTCAATGTTAAGTTAGGTGCTGTACCAGTCATATTTGGCTCAGCCTCAATCATTGCCATTTCTAATTGATCTTCGAAACGGATACGAGCCTCGTGCTCTGATTTCAAATACCATAAATATCCTGAAGTTCCAATCTCAGTAGTTACTTCAATCCAACCAATTTGAGCTGTGTTAGATCCAGATACTGAATATTTCTCTCTCATGATAATTGGTTTGTTGCTGAAGAAGTCACCTTTAGCTTCAACAAATTTACCAGCATTTTGAGATCCTTTAGCATATTCAGATCCGTAAACGAATAATTTTAAGTTTGTAGCACCTTGGTTACCTGCGGTTCCTGAGTTAGTATCAACCCAAGCAGCTGGTAATTGAGTAGCTCCGTATACTTTTAATGCAACAACACCAGTTGTAGCGTTCGAAGCAGTAACATAAGCTTTAACTACGTTTAATCCATTAACATCAGCGATAGCGATAGTGTGACCAGGAATGATCAAGTTTTCGTCATTAGTAATGTCTAATGTAAGTTCATTAACTCCTGAACAAGTTACGTTCTCGTAAGCAATGTGTAAACGACCTTGCTCAAACCAAGTAACTACGTCTGAAGTCATTGGCATTTCAGCTCCTACCATACGTAAGAATCCTGAAACTGTTCTGTTACCATAACGCTCTACTTCTTTCTCGTATACGTCTGGTAAATATTGTTGTGTAAAACCTAATTGATCAACTGGAATATAGTTATCATTAGATAAGATTTGTGTTGGACGTGGAGTCAAATGAGCTAATGCCCCTGTAGACCCTGTAAATGATCCTGCCATAATTTTCTAATTTGTTTAATTTTTAACGATTTGTTTTCACTTTTAGTCGTGAAACATCTTGCCCGTTAACCGCTCTTACAGTCCAACCATTTGAAATTGTCGATGCTTCGTGAACCCCTCTCGGATTCATATCGATATTCTTAGATCTTTCCATTGTTTCTTTAACAGCATCAGCTTTACCTTGTTCGTAAAAATGCTGTGCCACTAAATCAGGGTTCATTGCTGCAAACAATCCTTTGTGATAACCTTTAGCGTCTTTCATAGTATTATCTTCACTTAAGAACTTCTTAATGAAATTACTAATATCAGACTGCGAAGATTTCACATCAGCAAGGTTTTTAACATTCAACTTATAAGCTTTCTCTCCAACTTTAAAATCAAATCCATTAAAGTCTTGTGAAAATACTTCTTCAGTTTTTTGTTGAAAAGCTTTCTTTTGTTTTTCAGCTTCGTGCAATACTGTTTCATTCTCTTCTTTATAACGATTGAAAAATTCAACCGCCTCTCTTTGCTCAGGCGTTAGCCTTGACGTAGATTTTATTTCTTCGTAATATTTAGATTTTAAACCTTCTAAATATTGTTTAGCCTCTTTAACGGCCGTTTTCTTAGCAAGTTGCTTGCGCTTTATTTCTTTCGCGTCATCGTATTCTTCATCAAAATCATATTTGTCTTCCATTAAGAAAGCAATATCATCTTCTGATAAATCTGGGTTAACAGCTGCAAGATGCTCCATAATCAAAACATCTTCATCTAACTTGCTATAATCTGTATTTAACTTTACATAATCATCAATTGATCCTCCAGTTTCTTCCATGAACTGAACAACCTTCTGAATGCCATCCGGTAAAACCGGGGTATTTTCTACTACGATCTTTTCAGTTTCTGGCTCAATAACAGGGTTTACAATTACGTCTTCTGTTACTTCTTGGTTGTTTTCCTCTGCGGTAACTTCGACAAGTTCCGTGTTTCCTTGCTCCACTTCTTGCAATCCCACTTCGGGTTGTTCTGGCTGTAACAAGCTTTCATCTGTGCTTTGCTCTTGAACGGCATCTGTTTCTGATTTTAATTTTGAAAAGTCAATTTTGATATTCCCACTCTCAGATAATGATACAGCGGGATTATCGTTATTTTCTTGTTCTGTAGTCTCAACAGTTTGTTCAACTGTTTCCGCTAAGATTTGATCCTCGTTTTCCATAAAATATGATATTATATAATTATTTACTATAATTACTTAGGCTCGTACATTCCTAAGTCAAAATCACCGTTTAGTATATCGTTACCTGCTGATTCAAAAGATTTTGGTGGTGTACCATTCTTTCTTTGATCTATTAATTCACTTTGTTGTGTAGCTTGTAACTTTGTTCTGTCGTCTTTTCTGTCCTCTTTATAAGACTCTTTATTTTTATAAACTTCTGCTTCAAGTTCTTTTAATCTTTGATTAATTTGAAACTCAAATTCCATAAGTTCTTTTTTCGCTGCAATCTCACGCTCCATTTTACCTTGATCTAATTGATCTTCTAATTGAAGCAATTGCATTTTTTGTTGTGTTATAGCTTGCTCTTTCTGTAATGCCATATCAGCAGAAGCTTGCTGTAATTGAATATTAGAATCCGCTTGAGCTTGCATATTTTGTTGTTGCATTGCTTGATCTCTTTCTAATTTCTTTCTTCTACGTAGCTTTAATAATTGGTTTGCTAATTTAAGATTTTTTATATCTCTAATATCGATAGCATCGTCAAGATCTATTAAGCCAGCAGACAATGCTGTTTGTATATTGTTTTCTAGCATACCTCTTTCTTCTTCGTCGGGTGCTAATGTTAAGAATATACCAAAGTCATATAGATGCAAGTTTTCCATTTCAGATAATGTAGCAACGTTATGACCACCTATCTTTTGTATAAACGCTTCTTTTGTTCCAGAGAATTCTAATATATCAGAAATTCTTAATGATAAATTTTCAGCTAGCTCAGCAGTTAAGAATAATCCTGCGTCTAATATGTGACGTGTAGCAGTGTTTGAATTTGCAGCAGCCATCTTTTGTAAACCAACTAAAGCTTTTCCATCAGGCATTGATCCATCACGAGCTTCATTTAATCCAGTTGCATCACGTATCATTTGTAAATAATAGTTGTATGTTTGGATTAACATTGGTATTTTATTTCCTCCTGATCCAGTAGATATTTCTTGAATAGCCATTTTGCCAGGATTCATTCCGCCCTCTTCGGTATATGATCTACCTACAACGCTACCTGTTTGAAAGAACATATTAAGCGCTTCAGCAGCATTATAATTTGTTCCGTTTCCTAAATCAACTTCAGCTAAACCATCAACATCAAGGAATATACCATCTGGCACAATTCTTGATAATACTTGTTGTAACTTTAAATGCGTTAATTGAATCATGTCAGCAAAACCTGTAACTCTACTAACTAATGATTCTATTTTACCTTTGTACATTCTTGGAGCTACAATACTGTAGTTCATTTTAACTCTTGTACTATCACTTTTAGGGCGCATCATATTTTTTGCCATTTCCCATTTAAGTAACTTATCAGTACCAAGAATTAATGCTCCTTCAAATAATACCTCTATTGATCTTTGTAATTTACCGTATTTAGCTTCTAAATCTTCTAATGGCGGATTATATGTGTCATCTCTAACAATAACTTTTGTAGCTCCAGTTGCTGTTTCTTTAACTTTATACACCTCATTCATATAGGTTTTAAAATTAAAGTATAATACTTGAACTGTATTTGAATCTGATTCGTTATAATTTGTTAATGATCTATCGTAAAATCCATTATTTTTGTATGCTTGACTAGATATAGATTGTAATTCGTCATCTGTTAAGCCAGGAAACTGCTTTTTAAGCTCATTTAAAGGCACTTCTTTAACTTCTCCTACATAATATATGTCGTCAAAATATGGAGACTCTGTGTAAGAGTAAACAAGATTAGCCGGATCCACATATTCTACCTTAACACCTTCTGTTGGGCTAAAGTAATTTTTTATAGCACCAATACCAATCGTCGTAATGTCATAGTTAACTCTTTTTCTGATTAACTCATAACGATTAGTTTCTAATAATGTTTGTATTGCCTGCTCTTCCGCTAATTCAACTTCTTGTTTATAACTAAGCTGCATGTGCAATTCAAGTTCTTCCTGTGAATTTGGCAATAACTCTTGAGGATTCTCAAACATTTGTATACCGAACTCACTCTCTATAAAGTTGTTCAGTTCTTTTGTTTGTAAATCTCTGATTATAGATTCCATATACTCAGTTCTACGGTTAATACCGTATGGATCTTGCGAATATGCTTTTATTTCAAATGTTCTTTCTGATATACCGTTAACAACAATGTCAACAAATTTAGGTATGATTGGAACGATCTTCCAGTCTAAGTTTAAATAAGACAAATCGCCATTAATAGCTAATTCATCTTTATACTTTTGTATTGATTGTTCTCCTCTTGAATATAATCTTAATCTGTGAAAAGAATGCTGATTACTTCTATACCTAGTTGTACCAGTATCCATTTTAAACCATTCGTCTTGAATAGCTCTACCTACTTTTAAACCGTATTCTCTAGTTAGTTTTTCAGTATCACTAGCTACTTGACTTGGGAAAAAACTTTTTACAACTGACTCAGCCATATTTTTTTATCTTATTATTTTTGAATTTGCACCATTGTTTGCATACCTTGCAAAACCTAAATTAATCTTTTCTCTTTGGACATTTGCTACCGGCTTATACATATTTCTATTGCATGCCATAATAGCCAGCCCAGAGCTGATGGAGGCGTCATATTTTGTTCGATCATTTATCTTGAACTTTGTCCAATCGTTTAATGTTCTATTAAAATACATATCACCATACATACCATCTTCTTTTAATCCAACATAACTATTTATATATGATTCGATAGCTGCTGCGTGAGCTTGCTTCATATCCTCGCTTGAGTTAGGCATTCCACCTATCTCTTTTTCCGTAGATGATAAATTGTTTATTGTTTTATCTGGCCTATTCATTGAGAAGCCTCTATAACCTCTACGCTTTATATGGTATAATAATCTTGGTTTATTGTTCTCTGCTAATATAGGCATACCGTAAAAGACACAAGCCATAAGAACATCCTCAAAGAATGTTTCAGCCGTGTCAGGTCTTGCTACATATTCTAAAAAGAACATATTTGCGGGAGCATCTTCCATTGAAAACTTAGTCAATCCGTGCAATGCTCCTTTTGATCCACTACCAAATACTGTACCAGATATATCGTAACTATCACATCCAAAAGCACCTATATGCTCATTACCTGGATATTTAATACCATTTCTTACAATTACGTTGTTCTGCAAATGATATGGCGGAACCCACGATACTTTAAACCTACCGTTTGGGTTTGGTACAAAAATAACTTTTGTATCTGGTATTCCGTGCTCCCACTGAAAACTCCCAGTAGTAACTACATTGGTATTTCTTAAATCTTGGTTATAATCTATTTGTTCGTATATTTTAGCTAAGTTGAATAAAGACTCTTTTGTCTCATCACGAAATGCGTGATCTTCTGTTCTCGGGAACTGTCTGTAATATTCATTTAAAGCATCTTGATCTCCGCGTAAACCGTCAACCTCATTCTCCCAATGTTCAATTACTCCTTGCGTAATCTCTTCTCCACTAGGATCTAATGCTGGTTTATCAGGTGTTAAAAATACTGGATGACCATATTGATCAATAAAACCTTCATAGTTCCATTCCATTGGTATAAACAATGAATACAAACCAGATTTTGTTTGACCATTTTTATTTCTTTTTGTTACGTCAGAATCGTAGTATAATGATTTATAGTTTTCACCTCCTTTATCTAAAGAGTTTGATGTTGATCCCATCATACACTTACCAATAATCCTTGATCCTAACCGTAAACACGTTTTAGTAACGCGATAATTATTTAATATGTTATCAGGCTTTAACCACTTTGCGGACTCGTCATGAACTAATAGTCTTAGCTTCTCCCCGTCATAGCTGTTATCACCTGTGTTTTTCCAATCTACGGTAGTATCTAACCCAGTAAGCCTCTCTGCTTGTGTTTTAGATTGAATAGATTTTCTTGTCAATTTAGAAGCTGGTACACGATAGGCTAATTCTGTTTTAGGTCTATCCATACCATCCTGTATTGGTTTAAAAAAGAAAGGATAGTTAGCTGATATTGGCACTACCTTATCTGTAAACATTACTTTTGCGTCATTACCAGTCTTTGATAATATACCAAACCTAGCGTCACTCGTTATTGTAGCTTGATTAACTGTTTCTGCCGATGCCATAAATGAGAAACCGGAACGTCTATTTTTTAAATAGCACATACCGTAGCATCTATTATCAGCTTTTACAGCCTCCCAAAATATAAAGAACAATCTGTTAGCTTCACGAAAATCAGGTTTACCTACGTCAATCTTTGACCATTGTAGATACATATAATGTGATCCAGTTATGTATGTTGGAACTCCGTTATTCATAAACCAATGACCATCTTCTCTTCTAGAAAACTCTTCATCAATATACGATTCCCACTTGTTCTTAAAGTGATCTGGATATTCTCTCCACTCAAATATGCTACCTATAGCTTTAAGCTCTTTTGGATACTCTGCAGCAACCCATTTATCATTACCTTTCGGTAAATTAGATGGAGCTTTTGGTAATGCAATTCTTAAATTTTGTATTTCGTATATTTCACCAATCTGGCCGTTCTTGCTAATAACAATTACATCATGGTCTTTATCGTAACCGTATTTCCAACTCTTAGATTTATTTAGCCTAGATATAGTTGTTAGCTTTATTGGCTCAACAACTTTTAATAACGTTTGCGTATACATTATCTAGATCTTTTTTCAGCAAAACCTTTAAATGAAGTTTCTTCTTCAACTTTCATTTGTTCACCTGACAATCTTGAATTTTCTGATTCTATTCTTTCGAGTATTTCAAAAGCATCAAATATTGCTAATTTTTTTGTAGCTGCTGCGTTTTTTAATCTGTCAGCAGAAATATCATCTCCACTATCTACAATTTTTTCTTCAGCAACTTTTATGAGTTCCTCAACTGCTTTTCTCCCAGCTTGTATTATACTCTTCTTTGTTTCCTCTATGTTCATATTCGATTGTAATAAATTTAGTTGGTATTCGATAAAGTCTTTTACCATCTATTACAAACTCATATTCAGATCCAGGCTTAAACCCGATTAGAGCACCGGCTTTTATGCCTTGCTCTTTTAATGACTTATCTATATAAACTAAAACACCAGTTAACGGCTTTTCTTTGTTTAAACTAAATTGATCATCTTCTTTAACGGGTTTTACAAAACAAAATCCTTCAGTAGCTCTCCACTTGTTTTTTCTTTTGTAAGCATATATCTGGTCTTCTTGTGCGAACCATAAGTCGTTTTCAAAATAACTTTTGCTCCATTTCTCGTTGCCCCGCACGTCGTAGAATCTTCTAAATACATTGTGATGTAAAATAACTTCATCATCTTTCTTAAGTTCTGAGTTGCCAAATAAAGGTGTAGATAAGACTATACCTTGACGGCTAACGAATGCGTGATTTTGCAAATCAGTATTAAGTATTAATTCTGTGTCACCTGTTTTTTTTACAGATGTTGTTCTATCTTCTTTAGGCCGTACTATATAGCTAAATGCACTTCTCATTAGTATTCCAAATTATATTCAATTGCGACCGCCATATTCTTATTAAAATCCTTCCAAGGAATTAACTCGTCTTCTTTTTGAATATAAATGCAATACCTGTCGGCCTCTTCTATAATGTTAACAATTTTGAAACCATTATATACTTCTTGTCCAACCAGGTAGTGCATTGCTTCATTTTTATAGTCAAGACCTATGCTTATCTTTCTAATTATATACATAGTCTTTAAATTTTATTATTCTACTACTTCAGCATCTTCAATGATCTCAGTATACTCACCAGTTTCTAAGTTCACATTAATTTTACCGTAATTAGTTTCAATTGCTTTTTTAGCCGCGTCAAGCTTCATACTTAAATCAGCATGCAAGTGCATAGCGTGGTGTTTTCTAAACTCAAATTCTAATACTTCGTTTTCTACTTTTTGAGTTGCAGAAATTAATTCTTTGATTTCAGCTAATTCTTGTTCTGTAATTGTTTTAACTTTTTTCATTTTTAATTATATTTAATTGTTAATATTTATATTATTACCTATATGCCTGTAAAAATAAGTCTTATCTGTTTTCTGTAAGCTATCAATACTAAAATAAGTAATACTAGTATGATCCACCAATAGAATTCAGAGCTTTTTTTCTCGGTATTTTTAACAAGCACTTTATTCTTATCAGATACTGCTGTTTTTGATTGTTTTAAGCTCGTTTTAGACGCTTTTTCTTTTTTAGAATATAAACTGTTGTCTTTTGTCTTTTTAACCTTTACTCGAGCGTTTTTTATTTTTACACCATTAAACACAATTTCTTTTGTTGTGTCTATTGGCTCAAGTTCGTACTCGCAGCTTTCTACGTCGTATTTTAATTCTTCAAAGACTTCTTTCGTTATTGAATCTTTTTGCTCAACAACTTGTTCAACCTTCGTTTCATTTTCAATAATTGTTTTATCAACCTTACGAGCGCCGCAAGATTGCAAAATTATTGATAGTATTATTAAAATTAAGTATATTTTTTTCATTATCCTTTTATTTGAAAGTGCATACAGTCTTTTTCCCATAGATCGCCTCCCCACTCAAATCCGTGTTTCTTGAATATTTCTATCATCTGCTTATATTCAGGTTTTGAGAATTGAGCTTTGGTTATTTTTGTATTCATACCGTTTCTAGATGGATCTAAGTCAATTGCTATTGCCCAAGAATGTGTACTCCAATCATTGGCAGCCCTCATTTTTCTAAAGTTAAAGCAACCCCCAAATAGATCGATACCTAATTCTTTTATTTTGTTATATCCATAAACTCGCATAAGTTCATTGAATACGTTTAAGAATTTATCAGCAACAAGCTTATGGCACCTCATTTTGTGTACAACTGTGTCAATATCCCACGCAAGACGCATAGGGTATGGTAATTGTATTGTAACTAGATAACCATCACCTGTTTGGTTTGGTTTACCGTATTTAGCTATCCTCTCCTTTGTTGTCATTTAATTTTCTTTTTACTAATTCGATTGTTTTTAAGATAGTATACACTATCGATGCTAGCAGAAGAATAACCTTCAAGGTATTCTCTATATTAGTAAAACTCATGGCCATTGCTAAGCTGTTGAACCCGTAAATTTTTAAATCGTTAGTTGACATTCTTTGCTCTCATTAATCGTTCAACAATATTTGTGGCTCCTTCTATACCAACATACATTGTTGCCAGTATAGTCCAGTCAGCAGATTCAAGATTGTTTGTAAATAAAGCTACCGATCCAACGAATAGCACGCTTAACTTTCTACTCACCCATTTGTTGAGGAATAAATCTATTTTCTCTTTTCTGCTCATACCTAATTATTTATAATTTATTATTTACGTGGTTTTACTCTTTACTAAAAGGAGGTGGTAATGTTACCGTAACAGGATTTGCTATTAAGTCAATTTGGTTCGCAATGTTAGTTTTCATTTCTTCAATGTCCATAACACTTTCCATCCATCCAATAACTTGTTCTTCTGATAATTCCGGGTAAGGAGTAAAAGCATCTGGTGTTGGCTCTCCAACAGCTTGCGCTCCATAAATTTCTGCCATTACATCATTTTCATCTGTTCCTTTATATCTCCAGTGAACGGCTGTAACAACTTTTTCCATTCCTTCTTTTTGTACTGTGCAATCGAATGCAGGGAATTCCCATTTGTAAGTAATCATCTTTTATTTATTTAGTTATTTATTTTTTTTATATCTTACTATTAATAGTAAATAGTCTAATAATTTTATTTTTTACAGTATTCTAAAAACTTAGAACTAAATGATTCTCCATTCCAATACCTAACATTTTTTCCATCAGAAAGATATAATTCTTCTTTCACGACTTCTTTAATATTGCTGCTATAAGATAGAGTGACCGCGTCTATAAATTCCTCAGAGTCTATAAAGAACACTTTTATATCTCCATCAAAGTAATTTTGGCAAGCTTCAGAAGATCCTTTAAAACCTATTCCAAATTTCATGCCCTTACTAAGAATATCATTTAGTCCTAGCGATTGATTTATAGTAATAGTATCATAAGCCGTCAAATCTTGGCTCGTATATATTTCATCTATCACATCTTTTATCATTTCATCTAATTCCTTTATCTCATCAAATAATTCTATATTTGCTTTTACTAATATATTTTTCTTAGCTCTTATTTGTTCAGCTAGTAAAAGAGCATCGTCTATTCTTATTCTTGACATATATTTTTTTATTTACATTAAAAACACAAAATACCAAAACCTATAAAGTTAGTTCCATCAAATTCTCTAGCACTAATACCATCTGAATAGAATCCAATAAAGCCGGGTATTGTTCCTGCCGCATCAGTATAAACAGCAGTAGCTGCATTTGGAGACGAATTGTCTGCATAAAAAGTGGTAAATACAGCGGTACACGATCTATCTATATTTCTAGAGTTGTATCCCCAACTTACAGCAATTAATCCACCACCACTATAACCGTAAAATTCACTAACAGCATCAGGTGTTGATTTACCTGCTGTTGAAGACATACTTCTCAAAGATACGTTACTAAGAGATACTCCTAATTCTCCTGCTATTGCTGAAAAGCTTAATTGCCCACTACTTGGTAAAGCCATTTACAATTTGTTTTAATTCTTCGATTTGCTTTTGCTGTTCTTTTATTGCCTCAATTAAAAGTGGTATTACTTTTTCATACTTTACAGCTTTCATTCCACTTTCTCTTGTCTGAACTGCG